TGGGACTGGAAAATACTATGGCGACGCGAAAAGAAAAAAGAGTTCCTAGACGACCCTAAGAAGTTTTACCAGGAATATCCGAAAGATGATATGGAAGCCTTTATTGCTTCTGGTCGCCCACGATTTGACACTAAGATGCTGATGAAAATGGAGCAATATGCCATTAAAAATCAGACGCATAAGTATGGTGCGATAACTCCTAATGCGAATCCTGATGCTTTGGAGCGTTATGTTTTTGAGGAGATTCCACAGTTACGTGAGGGGACTGACCCCGCTCCATTGAAGCTCTGGGAAATGCCTATCAAGCGACAGCCAGGAGTTGAAGGTCCACACCAAGATATGAAATACGTGATGGCAGTTGACGTTTCAGAAGGTAAGCTCAACAAGGAATCTCGTCGCAAAGAAAATGACTACTCTGTTATTGATGTAATGCGTACTGATAATTACAAAACCGTTGCTCGTTGGCGCGGTCATATTGACCCCGACTTACTTGGTGATGTTGCCTATGCTATTGGTATATTTTTCAATAAGGCACTTATTGGTGTTGAAATAAACAACCACGGCTTGACTACGGTTCAGAAACTCCGCAACAAGAGCTATCCTAACCTCTATATGCGTGAATCTAGTGAAGAGCATCGCTTCCAAGAGAGAACGTCACTTATGGGTTGGAGGACCGATAAAAAGACCAAAAAAATCATCATCGACAATTTGGCACAAGCAATTCGAGAAGGTGATATAATTGACTTGGATGTAGTATTCATCCGTGAATGTATGACCTACATTCGCGATGACCAGGGCTATACAAATGCTCAGGAAGGTCAATTTGATGATACAGTAATGGCTAAGGCTATCGCACTACAATTGTCAGATTACGAATCAATTGACACTAAGGAACTTAAAGAGAAGATAAGTAAACCAGTAAAGAGAAACAAAAATGCCACCAGAGATTCAACCACAAACCTTGAAACCATCGCCCGCCCAGGAGCAGCTCGCTCAAAAAATGCAGAAGCAGTTGCAAGAAGACGAGCAGCACGAGCGTCACATAGAGCAAAGCGACGATCTCGTTAAAGAGCTTACCGTAGAGGAAGCTCTAGCTTTATTTGAGAGTTCGCGCAAGTATATCGACACTGGTTTCCGAACTGACTGGGATAAGTATTTTAAGGTTTATAAGGGCAAGCGCGTAGATCGTAACTACGAAGGCGTATCTGAAGCCTCTATTCGTGAATCTCACACAATTATTGAAACGCTAGTAGCTAATATTGCATCGGGTTATCCGATGTTTAGTTTTGTCCGTACAAATGAAGAGCAAGCAGCTGATACTGAAATTATCAACGAAATGCTCCATTACTATATGATCTGTAACCAGATGGGCCTCAAGAACCAAGAATGGGTTCGCGATATGCTTATGTATGGTACTGGAGTGCTAGGCGTTGAATGGAGAGATGGCAAACCATTTATCTTCAACATTCCGCTCCGCGACTTCTTCTTTGATTCTACTGGTACTGGTATGGTCCAGACGCTTAATCCTGTTGCGTGGTGTGGTTATGAGTACCTAGCCGACAAGGATATGCTCAAGCACGAGCAAATCTATGACGCTGAACGCGAAAACTCTGACGGCACTAAGGGTGCGTGGGTTCCTCGTTACGATCTTACTGATGTTGGTGAAATCGTCGATAAAAAGGGCGGTGCTGACGGTGGTTCTCGTGGAATGGACAAAGACTTTAAGGATATGTTCAAGGGGTCTACTCTTGGCGAAAAAGCTACCGAGAATCAGATTCACGTTATCAAGCTTCACCACCTTCCAACTGGCCGTATTTATGAAATAGGCAACAAGAAGAAGTTCATCTACAACAAACCTACTTGGTGTCAGCGAAAAGAAATCACTCGTATGGAAGTTGAAATCATTGACGGCCAAGAGGTTGAGATGCCTCGCAAGCTTGATGCTATCAAGCCATTCTTGCCGTTTGCTGTTCTTCGTGATTACATTGACAGTTCTCAATTCCTTGGTGCGGGTGAAATGGAGCTATTGATTAACGATGCAGAGCTTCTAAACGACTACGAATCTATGCAGATTGATAACAATGCCTATCAGAATACCCCTATGTACTGGGTTGACCCACAATTCTCTGACCTTATTCCTGAGATTGAAACTATCCCTGGTGCTGTTTACCCAATCCCTCGTAACGCTATGGGTGTTCTTGATCGACCACAACTCACAGGCGACTTGGACGAGAAGCAAGAGAAGATTATGCAGCGTATGAGGCGGGCTACGGCAGCTGACGAGGCTGTTCAGGGCGGTTCTATTGGTAATAGCCGTACAACTGCAACTGAAGTGAATACACAGCTCCAGCAAGCTAATTTGCGCTTCCGCACTAAGATCAGCAACCTAGAATCAGAAGGCTACGCACAACTAGGCACAATCATCTTCAAGTGTGTACAGATATTTGTTACCAAGAAAACTGCCGTTCGTATCGTTGGCAAAATGGGTACTCAGTTTAAGGACTACGACCCGTGGGAATACAATGGCGAATGGGAAGCTCACGCACAGCTAGACAACACTATCAAGTCTCAAGAAGTTGAAGTTGGTATGAAAGACCAAGTTGTATTTGAGGCAATGAAGGGCGACCCACTGTTCAATCAGGTTGAGGTTACTCGTTGGTGGGTACAGAAGAAAGACCCTAATATGACTGACGAAATGTTCAACAAGCTTCTCGCGCCTCCAATCGAGCAAAAAGAAGATGTTAAAGATATGGTGGTTATTCAGTACAAAGACCTTGAACCATATGGCCGTTACCAAGCACAGATTAAAGCTGGATTCGAGCCTGACCCATCACTACTAGGCGATCAACAGAACCGTATGATGCGACAGGCAGTTGAGGGTGCTGATCTTGCAGACCCTATGACTAACGCTAATAATGAAATGATTCCAGGTATGGAAGGCTTACTAAACCCAGGTGACGCGGGCGGTCCTCCATCTCCAGAACCAGCTATGCTACCAGTATAAAAATGATATAATGCTAACAATAAGAAGTAAGGAGCTTAAAAATGGCAAAATCAGACGTAAAAAAAGCTAATGCAACTCGCGCCCAAAAAAAGGCAGCAGTACATAGCGAGAAGAGTGAATCTAGGAAAAACGACATACAATTCATAAAGGCTGCATATCTTAGTGGCAAGGGTGAATTCATTATTGAAGACCTCCAAGTTAAGATCAAAGCCTGGATGTCAATGAACAACAAAATCGCTCAAGATGGCGTTGGTAATCGTCCTACTGGCTATAAGCTACAGGACGGCTCTCCAGAAGTAGAAACTATCTACCTTACCCCAGAGCAGCGAGCCAGCTACCTTGACCAAAGTAAAGGTATGCAAGCAATTCTCGATTACATTGATCGTCAAGTCACACAACCTGAACCAGACCAGAAACCGAAGAAGAAACAAGCGAAAGCTGAATAGTTGTAATTCTTATTTCTTTGGTGCTATTATTGGTGCATAACCGCGTTAAAAACGGTTTGCAATTTCTCATAAACAAATAAGGAGTAAAAAAGATGCCAGAACCATCTATTCCTGCCGAAGACGACGCTGCCGTAGTAACGCCAGCACCCGACGCAGCAGATAACGGGACCGATAATCAAGTCGATAACCCCGACGCATCGAAGTCAGACGACACTAGTGTTGTTGCTGATGACGATAAGTCAAAAGAAACACCAACTAATACGGATGACGCTCCAGCTTCACAGTTTGATGATGACCTCGACGACTGGATTACGAAGCGTGGGCATAAAGTACCTGAAACCGATGCTGAGAAGCAGTCTTTTCAAGATTTGCGGAACGAGCAACGGGAGTTCCATTCGGAGCGCCAGGCCAAAAAAGATGCCGACGATTTAGCAAAAGCTCAGGCCGACGCTAAAAAAGACGTACCAACAACCGATGACGAGGACGATGAACTTGATGATGACGAAAAGCGCATCAAGAAGATTGAAGACGATTTGGCTTCCGAGAGGACCACTCGCCAGCAGTCCGAGTTCTACACATCAAACAAGGTAACACCTGATGAACACAAGCAAATTCTCGATATTTATAAAGAGAAAGTGAATAAGCCAGAATCAATTGAAGGTCGTAGAAAAGCCGTCGATTTCTGGTCTAGTCCAGATGCTTTGCCTGATCTGCTCGACTTGGCGAAAGCTAGGTTGGCTAAAGCAGCCAGTTCTACCGTTGCTGAAGAAGCTGCTCGTGAAGAGCGTGAGAGGATTGCTAGAGAATCCAATGCAAAATCCCCTAGCGCTGCTGCTAAGACCACTTCGACCTCTGATAAAACCGAGGACCAAGCTCGGCTCGAACGCTTCAAGGCTAGGTATAATAAATCCTAGAAGGAACAAAAACAATGCAAAATTACGCATCAGAAGTTCTCGATCTAATCGACGAACGGTTTTACCTAGAAAGTAAGACAAATGCCATCGTGAACAACGGCATCAAATTTAAGTTCACAGGTGTAAACACTGTAACCATCTACAACGTCGATGTTGTTGCAGAAAATGACTACGTTCGTAGCGGTACTATGCGTTACGGTGAGCTAGTCGAACTTGGTGATGGTGTCCAAGACTTCATCCTAAGCCAGGACAAGTCATTCTCAATCTCCATTGACCGTGGTAACCGAGAAGATTCAGAAATGGTCCTTGATATTGAAGAGGCAGTTGACCGCCAGGTTCGTGAAGTTTCCGTTCCTACAGTTGACGTTTACCGCTTAGGTATCTTGGCAGCTTACGCTGTTGCTAACAGCCAGACAGCTACAAACGCTCTTGCTTACAACGACATCTTCCAGAAGATTCTTGTACAACGTGCAGCTTTGATTAACGCTAAGGTTGCTCTTGATGACATCGTATTGTATGTCACTCCTACGAGTGAGATGTACCTATGGCGCGACCCAGAGTTTAAGGTAGCTTGTGACAAATCTAAGGAAGACCGTGCAACTGGTGTCCTTGGTACTGTTATGGGTATGACTGTTGTAGTCTGTCCTGATAGCTACTTCATCTCTAACTTCGGATTTATGCTTGTGTCTAAGAAAGTGCTTGTTGCACCTACTAAGTTCAGCGAAATCAAGACTGGCGACGGTTTCCCATTCGGTATCAGTGGTATGGTTGCCTTCGGACGACGTTACTACGACGCATTTATCCCTACAAACAAGGGTGTTGCAATCCGTCTTCACAAAATAAGCTAATAACGTCTAAGGAGGACATAAATTATGGCTGAGAAATATGAAATACCAGAGGAAGGCGCTTCAATCGCTTCTGAATACTCAAGTAGAAAGAATCGAAAAGCTAATGTTCCTGGTTCAGGCGTATACCGCCACAAAGAGAGTGGCCAAGTTGCCATTGTGCAGGGCGACCCTCTCTGGGGTAACACCCAAGCCCAAGCGTTTGCTCGCTTAGGTTTCGTGTTCGAGCGTGAGGCTCGTGCTGATGAGATTAAGACCTTACCAGAAATTGCTATGGAAAGTCGTAAGACTGATGAAAGCAATCTCAAGGGATTGTCTGCTCGTCTTGACCAACTCGAAGACAAGAGTGCTAAGTCTGAACAGGCTTTGGCAGATAAAGTTGAAGAGAACAAGAACCTCGCTGCTGAAGTTGCAGAACTTCGCGAAAAGCTAGCTGCTGCTGAAAAGGCAGAGAAAGCTGCTGCAAAGACCGATGCCAAGGAAGCTAAGGTTGAAGCAAAAACTGAACAAGCTGCTGCCCAGAACATCGCTGAAGCTGGTGCAAGCCAGGTAAGCAATGCTCAGGGACAGTCTGCTGAACGTGCCAAAGAATCTGCTGAAAAGCAAACTGAAGTTCGCGAACCCGCAACTGGCACTACCAATACAAAAGTAAACGAGAAAGAGAGTAAATAGTTATGGCTAACTCAACAACTCCATACCGTCTACCTGATGGCCGAATGGCTGTCGATGTAACGGAAAACAAGACACTTGCAATTAAGGACCAAGGGTATGTCCAGAACGTCACTGTTGACGGTTTGAACATTACACTTCCTGCGACTGTAGTTGGTTACACCTTCACAGTTCGTAACGGTGGTGATGCTCCTACGGGCGCTCCTGTTGGTGCTGGTTCCAACGAAAGTGCAATCGTTAAGATTACACCTGATTCTGGCGATCTAATTGCTGGTATCGAACTTACCGCTTCTGATGCTGATTCAATCAACAACACCAAGGCTACGGCTCGTGTTGGTGACGAGATCACATTAGTCGGTAATGGTACTACTGGTTGGAACGTCGCAGCTCCAGTCAAGGGTATCTGGGCGCAAATCGCTATCTAATAGTGATTGACTGACCGCTTGCAAGAAACCGCTCGTAATGGGCGGTTTTTTGTTATACTTGCAATAGCGGAATGTGATAAAATAACAATGTAATCTGAAAGAAGATAAAAATATGGATAATCTCACTCAAGGAAAAGTACAACAACTCGCAGCATTGGGCTATTTCCCTGTTGAAAAATCAATGACTTTTGCTGGCGGTACTACTAATGACCCAGGTGACCACGACGGTACTGGCGACCCTGCAACTCTATTTACTGTTACTGGTCAAGTATTTATGAAGTTATTCGCAGTTTGTGAAGTTGCTTTGGAGGGGGCTTCAGCTACTATTGCTGTCGGTACTGCTCTTTCTTCTGCTGGACTTATTGCTTCAACAACTGCTGCTAACATTATCGCTAACGAAATCTGGCACGACGCTACACCTGATGCATCTATCGAATTAAGCTCTGTTGCTACCGAAAAGATAGTAAACCAAAACGTAATACAAACTGTTGGAACTGCAAACATTACCGCTGGTCGTCTGAAGTACTTCTGTCTCTGGAAGCCAATCAGCGCTGACGGAAACGTAGTAGCAGCATAAGGGGTCTAAACAAATGGCCTCAAATCAAAACCTAACAATCAAAAGAGGAACGACTTACCCGATAACGGTAACTTTTCTTGATGATAGTGGTGACCCAATTGATCTTACTGGAGCTACTGTCTATTTCACCGCCAAGTCAGTAGAATCTGACATCATTACAGATGATGCAAGTGCAGTTATTGAAAAAGATGTCACAGTCCACGTTGATGAAGCTGGTAATCCTAGCGCAGATGAAGGCATTACTACTATTCTTTTGGAGCCAGCAGATACAACTGTTACACCAAATAATTATTTCTATGATATTACAGTTAAATATGCGAGTGGCGTTATCAATACGCCAATCGAAGGTAAGGTGAAGATAGACGGCAAACCGACTAACAGGAGTTTGTAATGTCTAATACTGCAAGAATTACTGCACAGTACAAAGACGGTGCAATTGTCAATGGACAAGTTGTCCAATCAGCTCGCGCTCAAGTCACGGTAACTACTCGTGAATCTATTCGTGTGCAGTCAGCTATTGCGGGTACTCCTGGTCCAGCGGGTGCTACGGGGCCGACTGGCCCAGCAGGGGCTACAGGACCTTCTGGTACATCTGGGATAGATGGTCCTACTGGTGCAACTGGTCCAACAGGTGCAGCTTCTAGCGTACCTGGGCCAACGGGGGCAACAGGTCCCGCAGGAGCGACTGGTGCTACAGGCGCTACTGGTGCTGATTCTATCGTTCCAGGCCCAACAGGGGCTACAGGTGTCGCTGGAGCGACTGGGCCTACAGGCGTAGCTGGTCCTACAGGGCCAACAGGCATTACGGGGGCAACAGGTCCAACGGGAATTACTGGCCCGACTGGTCCTACAGGAGTTACAGGAAATACGGGTGCTACGGGTCCAACTGGACCTACTGGGGTCACTGGTAACACGGGTCCAACAGGCGCAACTGGGCCTCAAGGTACAGCTGGTGGTTCAACTACTTTTGTTGGTGCGTGGGTAACTGCAACTCCCTATGCAGAGGCAGATCAGGTTAGCCATAATGGTTCTAGTTATTCCTGTACTACAGCTCACACTTCAGGCACAGATGACGATGAACCTGGTGTCGGTGCTAATTGGGCTACTTACTGGCAATTATCCGCACAAAAAGGTGATACAGGTGCAACTGGCCTCACGGGTGCTACGGGTGTAACGGGTGCGACAGGGCCTACAGGGGTGACAGGCGCAACTGGGCCTACAGGGGTGACAGGTAACACAGGTCCGACTGGACCAACAGGTGTGACTGGTAATACTGGAGCTACAGGGCCAACAGGCCCTACAGGCCCTACAGGTGTTACGGGTGCAACGGGGACTACTGGTGCGACAGGCCCTACTGGGCCATATTTGACTGGTGAAATTCGTATGTGGGCTGGCAAGACAGAGCCTAGCAACCACTTATTCTGTTATGGTCAAGCCGTTTCTCGTGCTACATATTCTGCGCTATTCGATGTCATAGTTCCTACTGTCGGGACTTTTACAGTTACCGTCGCTACGCCAGGCGTATTTACTCTGACAGCTCACGGTATGCACACAGGTGAAGCTGTTTACCTAACCACTACAGGTGCATTACCTACTGGCCTATCTGCAAATACCTTATATTACGTTATTTATGTTGATGCGAATACGTTCAGGTTGGCGACAACAAGAGCCAACGCTTTTGTGCCTACACCAATAAATACTAGCGGTACGCAATCTGGCACACATACTTTGCGATATTGTCCGTACGGTCTTGGTGATGGCTCGACTACGTTTAACGTACCCGATCTAAGGGGTCGTGTCCCTGCTGGTAACGACTATATGGGTGGTACGGCAGCTGCTAGGCTTACGCTTTACAGAGCGACAGGTACTTACGGAAACCTCGGTGCTTCTGGTGGTTCTGAGTTCCACCAATTAACAACGGCTGAACTCGCAGCTCACACTCACGAAGACAACCTTAGCGCTAAATCTGCATCTAACGGTACTGAGCCAGAAGCAACTAACGGTGCAGTTTTCTCTGGTCACTCAACTGGTTCAGCTGGTGGCGATACTCCACACAACAACGTCCAGCCTACTTTAGTGGTAAACTACGTTATAGCAACATAATAGTAAGGAGCTATTTATGCGTTTTCATTTGGTGGCATTACCGCACACGAATGTTTCTACGGAGCATACAGCCTGTGCTTTTAACCAAAAAGTTCTTAAATTTGCAGATATGATGACCAAGCTCGGCCACGAAGTTTTTTTATACTCAAGTGAGATTGCTACCGCTGTTGTCACTGAGCATATCGTGTGTATAAGTGAGGAAGAACGCGTCGCCTGTCTCAAGGGCAAGCACTACACGGAAGCTGACTTCAACTACAATCTACCTCATTGGCAAAATTTCAATAATAAAGTTATTGAGGGTATTAAAGCTCGTCGCCAAAAAGAAGATTTCATTTGTGTTATTGGTGGACTTGCTCATAAGCAGATAGCTGATGCCTTGCCAGATATGATGACTGTGGAATTTGGCATTGGTTATGGCGGTGTATTTGCTCCATACAAAGTATTTGAGAGTTACGCCTGGATGCACACCGTTTACGGAGCGCAAACAATGGGTAACCCTAATGCAGCTGACGGCAACTTCTATGATGCGGTTATCCCTAGTTATTTTGAGACTGAAAAGTTTCCCTTCAATAAAAAAGAGGATTATTTCTTGTATATTGGTAGGCTCACTGATCGTAAAGGCTGGAGCATTGCTCAGGAAGTGTGCGAAACACTCGGTAAGAAGCTCATAGTGGCTGGTCCTGGCGACTTTGAGGGCTATGGCGAATATGTTGGTGTTGTTGATGAAAAACTGCGTGGCGAGCTTATGAGTAAGGCACAAGCCGTATTTGTTCCAACAATTTATGTAGAACCATTTGGTTCGGTACACATTGAGGCTAATCTTTGTGGCACCCCAGTCATCACAACCGACTGGGGTGTGTTCACTGAGACAGTTGAAAATGGGACTAATGGCTTTCGATGTAGAACACTCCAAGAGTTTATTGATGCTGCTAACATCGTACAAGGCTGGGGTGACGATGAGCGTCTGAATATTCAAGCAACGGCCCAGATGGAATATAGTGTAGAAAATGTTGCTATTAGGTATGAGGAATACTTCAATAAGTTGCTCACGCTTTGGGGTGACGGGTGGTATACTAAAAGTTAGAGGAACACAAAAAATATGGATGAATTACTTTTATCAGATATAAAAACATCAGTCCAAGGTCTTCTTACCGACGACCAATATGACGAAACACTGATTACTGAAGCAGCTAACTGGGTCGTATACGACCTTTTTGCTAGTTATAGGCTTAGAATGGCCGAGACTAGCGACACCCTATCTGCTCTTGCTGGTGCTACTACCCTTGATATGCCAGCTGACTTACTTACTCGAATTGAGTTTTACGCTACTGCACCGCAAGTATTAGAGATGCAACGTCACTATGTTCAGTACGAAGATTTTATGGCTAACTATGCTGACTTTGCTACCGCAACCGCTCACCGACTTCGTGAATGGACTGATTTCGGCAAGGCTATTCGTTTTTCAGCAGCACTTGATGTAAACCACAGCTTCCAGATCGACTATCTTCGTATGCCTAGTACAATGGAAGACGACAGTGATGCTTGTGAAATCCCAAGGATTTACTCAGAACTAGTCAGCAAGTCTACATTGGCGCGTATTATGGAAATCAACGAAGATTATGCTGAAGCACAACAGGAACGTGATAATTACGCTCCCCTGCTTACTACGTTTATTCGTAACGAGGGTCGTTCTGGTGGTAAAACTGGGCCAACTATCGTGCGAACTAACCGTGGCAAAGTAGGAGGCTACCGCGTAGATAGGGACTTCTAACTATGCAATCAGCTTTCAACCAACGACGTAGACGAGTTACCGCTACTACAAAACCTTATATTGACGAAAGCTACGATCTTCGTGGTGTCAACTTAGTAGAACCAGACCAGATCACCAATGATGGTGATTCTCCTTATGCAATCAATTGTCGTATGTATGCTCGCGAGGATGGTGAATCCCGCGTTGCTATTAGAACCAGAAAAGGGTCCTCTAAAATAACCGATGCTTATGGCGAGACACTGGACGCTCAAAACGTAGATACCAGTACTGGTGACCTTGCATTTACTAAAGACTTGATAATCGCTCAACCGTTCGACGCTACCGATGATGGTGTACTCACCAAAATTGCACCAGAGATTAAAGCTGATTCAACTTCTCGTGGTCACGTTATTGTGACTATTTGCTCTGACAATAGTGGTGTTCCTGGAGCTGTTATTGCTTCAAGCTCAATCCTGTCGTCACAAATTACAACATCTTATCAGTATCTAAACGCCTCGCTTATCGACGCTCCTTTGCTCGCAAATGGAGACACTTACTGGCTACTACTTAACATTCAGGACAATGGTTCTGGGTCTTATTATGTTAGGCAGACTGCTGATGCTGGAGCGTTAGACCTACAGAGTGATGATGACGCAGCATCTTGGGCTTCACTTGGAGCTTCATTCAGGTTCAAGAGTTACCTGTCGCTCGCAGAAGAAACTATTGGTTTTCACAGGCGATACCCAAGTGACGGTGCAAACCGCACTCTTTTTGCTGCTGGTGAAAGTATTTATTCTTCAACAGATAACGGTACAGTTACAGAGATCAGCACCAATGTAAGTGCTTCAGCTGATAAGGTTAGGTTTGACGAAGTTGACGATAAGACTATGTGGGTAGATGGTTTCTCAGCTCCTAAGTGGTGGGATGGCACTACAGTCAGTAACATACCTGGCGCTCCGACTGCTGCTTCTTTGGTGAAAATCCATCAAGGTCGTGCGTTTTTCCTTACCGACAAGACACTATGGCGTTTCTCTGAGCTTTATAACTTTGCTTTGTACCCTTCAGTTAATTTCTTTTACGTTCCCAACCCCAAGTCTAGTGACCCAGTAACGGGTGCGCGAACATTCCAAGACAACTTTGTGATATTTACACACGAAACCAAGCACATCATTTACGGTAACGATATTTCTACATTTACTCGTAAAGAAGCTATTGGTACAAAAGGTGCTGTGTCTGATGAGGCTATTGCAGTTGACCGAAACTATTGCTACTTTATGGCCGATGATGGTCACATTTATGCGTGGGCTGGTGCTGATGACATTATGCTTTCCGATAAGATGGAACCTGAATTTTCTGCAATTCCTGACAAATCTAAAGTTAGACTACACTTGTACCGAAACCAGTTGAGGGTTTATTACCCTAGCCCTACAAGCGGTTTCAATGACCGTATGGCTATTCTTGATCTCACTTATTCTAACTGGCAGAAAAGAGATTTCCAGTGGTTTATGGACACTGGCCGTAACGTAACTGGTTCACTAGAGTGGACGCAGGACGACAATGAGCTTATAGAATTTAGTTCGCGTTCTCCTTGGATGTTCTTAGGTAGTCAGGGGTACTCAGACCTTGGCAAATCAATCGACTTTAAGTACTGGACTAAATATAAGCTGTATGGTTCTGGTGCGTCTAAGAAGCGAGTTAAGCGGTTCCGACCTATTGTGCGTACTGTAGCATCTGATTACACACTGTTAGTTGGTAAAGATATGGACTTCCAGAATGACCCTGATATGCGCGAATACATCGTTTCTGGTGGTGGTGCTAAGTGGGGTGCGTTTGTCTGGGGCGATGGCACTAAATGGGGTAAGCGAAAACTTGTTAGCAAGAAATCTGCGATGTCTGGCCGTGGCGAGTACATTCAATATAGGTTTGAGCGTGATGGCGTAGAAACGCCAGCTGAAATCTATGGCTATATCTCTCAGGTCAAAATAGGAAGGCCAAAGTAGTATGGATTTGGGTCTTAAAATGCAAGGTGGAACACTCCAACGTGTACCGCCTAATGCTACACAGCAACAGCAGATAACTATTCTTAATGACGTTATTGATCGCTTAAACAACTTGCTCAAGACTTCCGTTCTATCTGATGGCACAAGCAAGCGTATGATTTTTGGTTATCAAAAAGATGGCTGGGGGCCTGGCAAAGACTTTGGTATTAAGATTTCTATTGAAGGCGTTGATGTTACAGAAGCGACTGATGCACAATTACTTTTCAATATGGATATGGAAACTTGGTCTTGGTACACTCCTGACGGTCAATATAACCACACTCAAATTGGTACGTTGCCTGACGGTACTGGTGGTGTTGACGTTGCTGCTACTGGTCAAAACGTAGCGGATGCGTATTAGCGAGGTATTATGGTAAACCCACTATTACTACACTTCTCATCAAACATAAAGATAGATAAAGTTCTGAAAGTTGCTTCAGGCTCTTTTAACATAGCTGCGCCTACACCGTTTCCACCAACTGAAGCAGAGGACAACTTTGCCACAAACATTAACGATACTACCTTCTTTTATGGTATCTATTCTACTGATGGTGGCACTACCTGGAACGACTTCAACTCTAGTGTCGTTGAAGTAACGCTAGGTTTCCCCGTATTCCAGACTTGCGATGTCTGGGGTGAATCTATAGCTGGTACGTTCTATATTAAAGCTCGTAACTGGTACAACTATCTTTCAGGCGTTGGTACAGCTCGTACTATACTTTGGAAAGTCGCTCTTATTGCTAAGGGCGGCCAGACACTCGTGCCAAGCATCAGTGACACTGATGAAATCCTACAATTTAGTTCCGCGTTCAACTATCAGAAGATTAAGGTGGATGATGAGCTACCTATTACTATTCTGGCGGGCAATCGTGATACGTTTGATGTAGCTCATAATCTAAACTACATACCAAGGGTTCGTTCCTGGGTAGAGCAAAGCGGTGTAATGACCGATTCTGGATATTCTCTTGGTGGTGATGCTTATTCGTCACTAGAGATAAATACAACTAATGTTCGGTATATAATTAGTAACGAAGGTAATCCGAACCCCAGAACCTTCAAGTTATTTACAAGGGTGTACTACGATGCCTGATATTGATTTAAGCAAACTGAATATGTCGTCCCACTTCGCGGGGCTTAAAAACTACGATAATGACGTAGATTTTCAGGTTGTTATCCCGTCCTTTTCTCTTGGTGCGGGTGACTTTACCCGACACATAGCTAGTACGCCACTAGATAACGAGGACGCGATTTCACACGTTCAGATTCGCTATGAAGGGCTTCAATCATTTTGGCGACAGTTTCCTGGCTACCTGATTACTAATTTCCCGATTTACGATACGCCAGACTACCAGATACAGTCTTATAAGTATTTTACTGGCGGTGTTCTGTATGTTGATACCTACATAGCAAACCAAGCTGGTGTATCTGTACTTATACCTGATATTATTGTTAGAGCTAAAGCTTCATTATACCTAGCACCTTTTAACTAGCATTATGATAAAATAACAACTAGAAGGAAAATAAAAAAATGCCTCCACAAGTCAGAGATCTACAATCACTTATAGCAGAACAAACAGCGTCACTCAAGCCTCAATACGACTTGATTGAGAATGATATTGTTTCTAATGCTACTGCTGGTGCTGCTCAAGAAGCAGGACTGGGAGCAAAAAAGAATCAGGCATTTAAGCAAATTGGTCAAGCATCTCAAGATAAAGGGATGTTCTTTTCTGGTTTCACTCCAAACGAAGAAGCTGAATATACAGCTGGTACATACCTACCCGCCCTTGCACAACTGCAAGCTACTATTGCATCTACCCGTTCTAATCTCCTTGGCAAGAAGGCTGAACTCGGTAAATCTGCATTTGATACTGCAACTAACATCCGTGAGGGTGATCTTGATAAGAAGAATCAGTGGGATGCTGCTGAACGACAACGAGCGTTCCAGGCCGAACAAGACCGCATCCAGCGTGAAGCTCAGGCTGCTGAAGCTGCTAAAGACCGAAGCTTTACAGCTGGTCAGAACGCTGCTAACCGCGGTGGTTCAGCTGGCCCAAGCAACCAAGAACTATTCGCATCTGAATTGGCTAAATCGACTGGTAATGACGGTAAAGTTAGCCCAGGTGTCTATAACGCATTAAAACAACAGTGGGTAAGTTCTGGCTATGGCGATTACAAGAGCTTCCACGATAAATACTGGAAATTTGCCAACGACAAATATTGGTGGGATTACAGATAAAGGGGGCTAGATTATGGCAGCTTCCGTTGACCCAAACGCTCGCTACAAAAAGAAGAAAGATACTGTATCAGGCTTCGCTGAATCTCGCAGAAAACGCGAAGAGGACGAAGCCTATAAAGCTGACATCTTAAAAGAAGAGACGAAAAAACAGGAAGAAGAAAGGCAGAAAAATAAGTCTACCAAAGACAAGGCTGGCGATGTAGCCAAAGGTGTTGGTAGCTTTATTAAGGGTGCTGCTCTCGATGTTAAAGATACTGCTGTCGGTGCGTGGCAAGGTCTAGGTGACGTTGCTCGTGGTGAACTTGCATCTAATGAAATGGAGAAAAAAACTGAGATTGCGAATCAGCGGAATAAAGAATGGTCACAACGATTCGGTCAAGGTTCTGATGAAGATTGGAAAGACCCAGATTTTGTACGTCAGGCTCAGGAGTTCTCTGCTGAAACTAAAAAGCTTACTCAAGTCAGTGACCGAAGTAAAAAGGATTTAGAAGCATCACAAAAAGTTGATGCTAAAAAGACTGCTTTTCAATCTGCTGAAACATTCCTGAACGTCGCCACTCTTGGCCTTGGTACTCCACTAAAGGCTGGTGGTAAGGCCGTTGCGAAGCAGGGGACAAAAGCTGTTACTCGACAGGCGTTTAAGCAAGCCGTTAAAGTTGGTGGTACTGAAGCTGTTGAACAGATTATCAAGCAAGGCGGTGAAGCTGCCATCAAAAAGGCTGCTCAAGAGGCCCTCGAAGAAGGTACAGAGCAAGTCGTAAAATCTACTGGCCGTAAACTAGCTGGTGAAATGGGTAAAGATGCAGCTATCGGTGCTGCATATGGTGTCACACAGACAGGTAAGAACGACCCCGAAGCTGATTTAGATGACTATTTATTGAATATTGCTTTTGGTGCAGGTATCGGTGCAGCTATTCCTGTAGCTGGTGCTGGCATCAAAAAGGGTGTCAATGCCGTTAAGGGTAGCAAGACTGCGAAGATAGCAGACAGGGCTACTGAACAGGTTGACCCTAATGATGTGAATAAGTTTATGAATCAGGCCATTGATGAGCAATCTGATAAATACGGCACTACTGCACTTTCGCGCGTAAAAAACTGGATAGGTGACCAAATTGACCCATTCCGCGCAGCTGTAAAGGTTGACGATGCGTGGGCTAAAGCAACTGGCACTAAGAGAAATAAAGTCCCTGGCGATGAGAGTGTAGAAGACCTCCTGCGACGTTCTGCTGCTTCTGAGCGTGAAGCTGCTAGTTTGTTTGAGGAAAAGCTTGTAGCGAAGCTTGACGATGGCACTACCAATGAAATGAGTATGGCCGATCTTGTGAAGAAATATAAGGGTGATTCAGATATTGGCCGTGAGTTCAACAACTATACTAACGCCAAGTTCTTACAAGAAATTCGTGCTAAAAAGCCAAACTACGCATTGCCACAGGGCCTAGATGACCAGAAGCTAGATGATTTCATCAAACAGTATGAGGGTCGCAACCCTGATGCAGTAAAAGATGCAGCGCTCAAAAAAGCTGCTAATGACCGTGCCGTTGATTATATGGTGAACTCTAAAGTCATTTCCAAAGAGGAAGGTGACGTTATTAAAAGTGCCTACAAAAACGCTGTTCCCCTTGAAAAAGTGTTCCCCGACGACCTACAGCGTCCACAGGTAACTGGTAAGAACCTCGGCTCAATCAGCAAGCAGACTGTTCTACAGCGTCTTGAGCAGGGTTCTGATGTGCCACTGAGCAACTCATTCGATTCAATGCTAAATCGTGTCTACAAGGCCGTATCACAGGGCAACCGCGCCAAAGTAGCTCAGAAACTCCTAGAGCGAGCTGAGGCTGGCTTAGTAAAGGGTTCTAACATTGCTGTCACGGCTGGCAATAAAGAGGCTCGTAAAGAGATTCGTCGTCAAGCTGAAGTGGTCACTAAAGGTGTCAAATATCTACAGAAGAAAGTTCAGATCAATAGTCGCCAGATGCGTCGTATCGAAACTGAAATAAATCGCCTAAATAAAGAAGGTATGCGTATCAGTCTGAAAGAGGGTGGCAAAGATGCTTTACCTGAGATGGCTATTGATGGTTTGAGCAAGTTGAAGAATCAGAAGGGTAAAACTACTAGTTCTCGTGCGTTCTTTAAGTCTTTGGTGGAAGCCGACCCTAAAGACTTAGAACTTATTCGTAGAAAGATTGCAACTCGTGAACCCAAATTAGCTGGTAAGATCGACGAAATCATCAACAAAAAAGCTGAAATAGATTCTCTCAAGTCTGCTCGTACAGATATGAAAGATGTGATTGCCGATTTCACTGATGACCCTACCACTGGTAAGCAGATTATCTCTGGAGTTATCGACGGCCAAGGTTTCAAGATGGAAGTACCACCTGACCTCGCCAAAGCAATTATGGGCCTAGATCAACAGAAACTACCTTCAGTATTGAAGGCTCTAGCTATTGCAAAGAAACCATTCGAGGTAACTTGGACTGGTGTATTGAACCCAGTGTTCTCAGCTATATCATTCGCATTTTACGACACACCAATGTCAGTAATAAACAGCCCACAAGGTCTTCGTACACTTGGTCCGAAAGCTGTAGTCGAATCTATTAAGTCAATCAAGAGTAGCTCAGAGTTTCAGCGTCGCTTGGCAGCTGAAGGCGCACGACCTTACGGTGGCTCTGGAGCTAGTTCATTCATCAAACCAGATGCAAAGAGTATAGCTGCTACTCGTAATCTACTACAGAACATCAAGTATACAGCCAGCAACCCAGAAGTAGCACTATCAAAGCTTGATATTTGGGGCGGTAAATTAGCAAATTCTACCCGTACCCGTGTTGCTCGTGCTGCTTACGATGACGCTATTCGTATGGCTAAAAAAGAGGCTAAAGCTAATGGTGTGCCATTTAACAAGATGGATGAGGCACTACAGAAGCGAGCAATGGAAAATGCAGCTCTAGCGTATCGCACAATTATGCCTGACTTCGACACGATGTCTAACTTGACGCGCCAAATAAACAGTGTCGTTCCATTCTATGCTGCCTCTGTGGCTGGTACACGTTCATTCGGTAAGGCACTCCGTCGTGACCCAGCTGGTACATCAGCAAAAGCACTCGCGCTAGGTATCGCACCTGTTGTTGGTGTAACTGCTTACTCACTCGCTAGTCCACAGGGACAGAAGTTCTACGAAGAAATGGAGCGAACCAACCCACGATTACTTGATGACAATATGGTAGTTGTTCTTCCTGGCGCACATAAAGATGACAAGACTGGTCAATGGAAGGGCATTATGAAAGTCCCTCTAGCTCCTGAGTTCCGTGCTATCAACCGTACTGTCTGGCGTGAAACTCGTGCTGCTGTCGGCAAAGGTGAAGGCCCAGAAGCTAGTCACGTTGCCTGGAGCTTATTCGATGCAGTAACGGGTGGTGTGCGTACCTCACAGAACCCACTGATTGATACCGTTCGTATTCTAGCTGGCGAAGACCCTAGAACTGGTGATCGTATCATCAAGGGGGATATGGCAAATCTACCTAAAGAAGAGCAGACTTATGAGACTACAAGTGGCGCTGCAAAATGGTTGTCAAGCAAAATGGGGACCTCACCAATACAGGCCGACAAGTTCCTCAGCCAGTTTGGTTTGGCGGGTAAGGCTGCACAGGGCAAGTCACCAGTTGAATCAATTCCAGAAAATGTAGAAAATCGTTTGACTGGTGCTTATGGTGAATCTATAAACCGTTCATTCTACGACACTTATTCACCTCTAAAGGCTCGTCGTGATCGCGCATCAAAAGAAGTGACTGATCTAGTCAAGCAGGGTAAGCGGAATGAAGCTCGACGCAAGGCTGAAGAGTTCAATAGTACACTTGGCGGTTCGTTTAGTGATTTCGCCAAAAGATATGGTAACTCGGAAGAATACAACCCAGAGTGGGACGAAATGCTTAATGGCCTATTTATCCGTACAGGTGAAAGTAATTTTGATGCTCGCGCTAGACCATAAGTCTGATAAAATAACATAAGAAAGAAGAAAACAAATGCCAGTAATACCATCACTAACACTTCCAAACAACGGTGACGACGCAGTAGTAGATCAATACAATGCAGCGTTTCAAGTACTAGTAGCTCTATTAAATGGCGGGTTAGACGACGACAACCTTGCCGATGAAGCGGTAACTCTTAGCAAATTAGCGACTGCCGTTCAGCAAGCTCTAGTTCCAGCTGGTAGTTTATTCGCTTATGGTGGCAGTTCAGCCCCATCAGGCTTTTTACTCTGTTATGGTCAGGCAGTATCTCGTGCGACTTACTCAGTCCTATTCGGCATCGTAGGAACTTCATATGGTGTTGGTGACGGGTCTACGACCTTTAACCTTCCAGACCTTCGTGGCCGTGTTCCTGTGGGTGCTGATGCGATGGGTGGCTCTGCTGCTAACCGTACACAGCGTTCTACTACTGTAACCACTACAAACGCATCTCCAACCGTTACTCCAGCCTCAATGACTGGTTTGGCCGTAGGTATGCGTATTATGAGTGCAAACATTCCTGCTGGTACAACTATTACTGCTATTGGCTCTACTACGGTTACAGCCTCAGCTAACGCAACAGCTTCAGCAGCGGGTACAGCAGCTAGGTTCTCTATGCTTGCTAACGACGCAGAAGTATTAGGCGCAGCTGGTGGTGCAGATGTTCACTTGTTGATCACAAACGAAATGCCAGCTCACGTTCACTCAATGGGTGCGTTCAGTGTGTCTACATATGGTGGTGGTGCTATTGGAGCGTGGCAGTCTTCAGGTTCATTGAACTCTGGTTCTGCTGGTGGCGACGATGCTCACAACAATATGCAGCCATCACAGGTTGTAAATTACGTCATTAAAATATAAGATATTTTGTATGATAGTCTGTTTTTATAAAATAAAAATGAGAGTAAAATAAATGGATGTCTTATCAATATCAGCAACTATATTCGGGTTCGTCTCTATCGCTGGTGGTGCAGCAGGATACTTCAAGGCCAGTCGTGGTGACGCGATTATTAAGTACCAGGCAACCGAAATTGCTCTCCGTGATGCTAAAGTCGCCAATCTTGAGAAAGATGTGGCAAAACTCACTGAGGCGGGAATTGCTAAAGACGAAACCATAAAGAAGCTGGAAGAACATAATAAATATCTCCAAAAGTTAGGGCAGGGTTCACCTATGCTTAAAAAGATTGACAGCAAACTTGATAAACTATTAAAAGAGAAGGGAACAAAATAATGCCGTCAATCAAGAAACTTAGCCTGAAGAAAAAGCCACAAGTAATACCAGCTACTACTGATGAGCTGATTCATCATATTGAGAGTAAAGATCGTAGGTTTAGGTTTGCTCAAACCATATTTATGGTTTCAGCACTATTAGGTCTTATTGTCGTTATCGCATTTCAGAATCAAACTCTTAACGGCTTGAAAACACAGGCTGCTAAGGATGCAGAGACAGTTAAAGTTCAGAGTGAGCAGAGTAATAACGTCCAAGAAACTATTTTGCGTCGCTTAGATTGTTTGGCGGTTTACTTTAGCCAGACCAGTAGAGGTAGATTAACCATCACTAACATCAACAAATGTACTTTAGACCGTAACGGAACAGCATTACAATTCTTTACTCAAGAGCCTGGAGAAGAGCCAGAGACTACTACAACGGAGCAAACGCCCCCTTTACAGTAAGCCCCACACCTGGGGCTGCGACACCAGTTCAACCACCTGTTACACCCCCAGAACTGCCTAGTCCACCTATACCGCAACCGCAAAATGTTATAGAATCTATACTAGATAACGTCGTCAATTTACTGCGAAGGATATTATGACAAAAGAAAAAGTAGATTATGAACTATATGCCACAGTAAATCGCTTCACTGTTTTGATAATAGTGCTTGCTAGTCTACTGTTCGCAGGATTAGCTGTTATATTCTCAACACAGCTATTTAATAGACATATTGGCTACAAGAATCAGGCTTATAGTATTGCAAAACTTTGTATTATATCAACTACTCCAACACAAAGAACTTCAGAATATGTGACATTCTGTTACGAAAAAGCTGAAGAGATGACGGGTGTTAGTATCGAACGATTTGGCGATGCTAAGTAGTGCTATAATTGGCATATGATAGCACCAGCAAAAACTAGAATCACAACACCGTTCGGATGGGTAAAGGGTTATCCGCTCAATCACAATAGTTACCCTGGATTCGGCAATGCACCTGGTCCTGATTTTGGTTTTCACACTGGTGTTGACTTCGGCCATTCACCAGATAAAACGATCTATATGCCTGAAGATGGTATCGTTAAGGTAATCCCTTGGGACGGCAAAACGTATGACGGCAACGCAATCACTACTTCTATTGGTGCGCGTCGGCACTTTATGGGCCATATGAGTAAATTCCTAGTAGCCAACAATCAGGAAGTCAAAGAAGGCACTCCAATTGGCATTATGGGTGAAACTGGCTATGCTGATGGTGTACACCTCCACTGGACACTGAGAGTAAATGGAGTGCTAGTTGACGGTATGACCTTCGTAGAGGACAATAGTGATATGCCTACAGCAAATGAAGTAAAAAACTTTTTCAAGTCCTATCTCGGCAAAGAAGCAACTGCTCAAGATGTTGCTTTTTATACTGTTCGCCCCTGGGCCGAAATGGCTGGAAATATCTGTGACAATATGCTTGGCCGAATACAACCTCGCCCCAAAGAAATCGTTGATTTTTTCAAGACCTACCTAAATAAAGTTGCTACCGAAAAGGATGTCAACTACTACACAGTTCGCCCCTGGCAAGCACTTTTCAATGATATTGCTACTACTCTGAAGAATCAGAGTGGTGGGACAATCACTCGTGAACAAGTGATGGAATACATAAATAAGAATCTCAAATAGGAGAAATAAAATGGATATACAATTCTTCACTCAAGCAACCGCACTAGCAGCAATCGCTGTTGTCGTTGTGCAGCAAATACTAAAAGCTAAGTTTATTCCAATAAGCTTAGCAAACAGATATCCCGTACCAACAAACATTCTGTTGAGTATCGTGGCTTCAGTTGTGGCAGTCTGGCAGAATGGCGTAACAGCTACTACTTGGCAGGATTGGCTAGTTCTAGCATTTACGGTATCAGTAGTATCAGCGATCACTTACAATAGCTTACTCCGCAACTGGACGGAGCTACGAGCTACTGAAGGAGAGAAGTAATGTTATATCAAATCTTCTTAGTCCTAGCTATAATTGCACTATTGATCTTCATTTTTTAATAAAAACAAGGAAAACAAAATGGAAAAATTTGACTTTGATGAGTTTGACGCATTGTGCGCTGAAACGATAGAAGAGGCAGAACGAACGCACCAAAGTACTAAGATTTGCCTTTCTGGTTTGGCGCGAGTTTTCAATGGCGCTCACAGTGAACAACTTGTGCTTTTTGACGAGCTGTGATTTAATGCTGACATAAGCGCGATGGCCTCGTACCTTCCTCAATAAACACCTCCCAAAACTCCACCTCAACATAAGTCTCTCAACACTTACTATATTTATATAGTGTCTATACAAGACAAACACCAGCATAGGAATGTCAATACAAAATAAATCCCCTCATCGCAAGGGGATTTTTCTATATAAAAAAAGGGCTTGCGAGTTGCCCTTTTTTTAGTTTGAGAGACTTTGTTTCTGCTTTGTTTCAGAAAGTGTTTGTTCTAGCTCAAATATAACACAATAAAAAGAAAAGCAATAACATTTCTGCTATTGCTTCTCCACATCCTTAAAGGCTCTCAAACCTTTGTAGGCGAGGGCGGGGAGGGACGGCTGTACTCGACGTTTCTCAGTAATAGCCTAAGCATCTGATACTTTGTGTTTCTGTAGCCAGTTAATTAAGTGTCACCCGCTTCTTCCTATCAGCCCGCCACGGCAAGCATAAAGGGTGCTTAACGGGCTGAATGGGAAGGTCCAGGATGGTTGCGAGAATCCTGGACAATAGTTTATTCTACTATATTCTTCCCTAGAAAAATATAAATTATCTGCTAGATTTAATACCAATTTTTCATATCGTGATGATATAAGGCCCCAGCCCACGACTGATAACGTGATTTCACATAACGATTCATCCACGCTACCTGACACGCACCATCTGTTCTAGCACAGCCAGATTTACCACAGGGTAACTCTTGGGCTACACCACAAGCACCAGATGAAGGGTTTACTGCGTTAGGGTTACAACCGCTTTCACGACGTATAAGTTCCCTAGCACTAGCTACTTCAGTGATGCCAGCCTGTGCTATCCATTCGTCGCAAGTGCCGACTACAGGAGTAACTACAGGCGTAGGAGCTACCACTACTGGCTCTGGTTCAGGAGCAACTGTTTGTATTGGTTCTACTACGGGCTGCGTAGGAGCCGTAGGAGCTTCTTTAACCGCTATAACTGGTTCTGGTTCCACTTTAGTGTGCTGCGAGGCTTCTGAGTGGGTAGACGTAGTTGGAGCGGGCGGTTGCATAGCATACGCTGTGCTTCCTGTGATAACGATTGCAACTAATACTTGCAATGCGTCTGTAATGCGAGATTTCATATTACGCGCTATGGACAGTTGCAGAAGAGCGCTTTTTCCCCTTCTTAGGATTATCTGTTGATTGATTGCTGATACTCTTTACGATGTGATTCAGCATCAACATTATACCAAAGAATACAACTGCTACGCCTACTGCGTACTTATTACTGAAATCTACCCATCCAGCTAGGGTTGCACCCGCCAAGATCACAAGAGTGAAAGCGAAGGGTTCTATTGCGGTTACTAATTTTCCAAACATTTGATTGCTCCTTACAATTTATGTTTACAAAGACCATTCTAGCAAACAATAAGTAGTTTGTCAAGACCAAAACTTTCGTAGTATTCTACACCGCCAGTTGTTATAGGGTAAAAGCTTTCTAGTTTTAGCGTCGTGAACACTTCTAGCCACATTGTCTTGGCGACTACCATCATCAGATTTTCTTGAGCTACTCATAACTGCAACGTGTATTCGTAATACTTTATTCAGTAGTGGTTGCTGAAAGTCCATTCCTGACGGCTGTTTAGTTATCTTCATCTTGAATCTCCGCAAGGTGTTCTTCCCTACTTTTCCTGCGCTGTGAAGCTGGTAGCATCAAGATATTTTTGAGTATTTCGATGTCACCAGTAATCATCAGTTTGTTGTTAGCGACCATAATAGTACCGTACCCGCCCCGCATAATCTTGTCATAGACTGCTTGTTCTTCTTCGGTAAGCATATTATTTCTTCTTCTTTTTCCGTTCAGGTACGTTTTTCTTCTTGGTTGCGTTTTTAATACCGTCCAGATCAATGTTCACTGGTTCAACTTCTGGCAACACATTGATAGGGATTGGCTCGTATTCAGATGATTCCACCACAAGCATAATGCCATTGCGAATTGAATCTGGCACTACTGTAATCAACTTGGCATCGTCTGGTACACCAGAGATAACCTTAAAGTTCTTCTGGAATCGTAGTCCCTTCTTAAATAGGAACATAAACTCGCCTGGCTTGACCATCAACATCTTAACTCGACGAGTTGGTATCTCTGCTGGTTTTTCTTTCTTTCCAACCTTGATGGTCGGGTCTTGATCGTTACTCATAGATTTTCTCCATATTCTGTTAATTCTATACTACCTTGATAATCCCAATATTTCTGCGCCCTTACATCATAAACGTGGCTGTCCTCTTCGCAGAGTGCGTCCATCAGGCCCTTGAGATAGTTGTCTACGTCGGGGCGTTGCTGATGTGGCATCCGAAACATTGCTGCCTTCTTTTTCTCGCTCCAAGATACAGGCATTGCGATAAAAAAAATCACTGAGAAACGGGGCTCCAAAGTCCCCGCCACTTCGGTTCTCAAGTCGTCCTTGAATTGACGATACTTCATTACTGCGGGTCGTGTTTTCCATTTATCGCTCCTCGTCATTCTGGGCTTGGCTACTGGAGCCACTGGTATCTGGACTGTGGGCCTCTGTGTGACACTCGGAGGTAAGCCAGACAAGCCAGCGTTTATCTGTGAGGAGGTCACCGTCGCGCCCCTTTGAGTGGTGAAGGTGCATATTCTTTGGCGGGCGAGCTATTGTACACCGCGCCAAACCAATCTTGTAATCTTCGCATTTTATGAGGCCCTCTTCATCAACATCTTCCTTAGCTTTTTCGCTTCGACACGCCTTCCAAGCCAATCCTCTTGACCCCACGGCCTTGACTGGCCCGCCTCTTTTTAGAGGGCTTCTTTTTATCGAGGTAGAACTCCGTCGTAGTGCCATTTTCATTGTCCTCAAGAAACGGAACTGCCGTTTCGTTTAGGGTTGTTTGACTGTGTTTTTTTGCCCTCTTTGGCAATTTTACTGAGTTCTTCAGGGTTTTCATTCTTGAGCTTACTGAAGTGCTTTTCGCCCGTAGAGCCACCTTTGCTGGTAACTTGCCTGAGAGTTTCAGGACTTTCAGCTTTAAGTTTACCGAGGTAACCCCTAGTCCGATGGCGACCACCATCAGCACCAATTCTCTTGTGGAAATCTGGTCCATATTTCTCCTTCTGAGTTTGTGCGCTTTTCTTTCCCGCAGCCGATCTATCAAACTGGGGAATACGCCTCCCTAGTTTATCGCGCCTTTCTTCCATATGCTAATCTCCGATTGCGTCAAGTTCGTCCTGCACGGCACGGTCAATTCTGTCCATCATACGTTCGTAAAACGGGGTGAAGTCGTGCTTAGTTCCACCTTTTTTCATATGGAGTGCAAAGATTTTGGTTCTTAATAGTTGTGAGCGGGACCGCTGGCCCTCTATCTTGGTGTTTTCAGTAGGAATATCATCCACACTAATTTCATCAAGCTTGAAGGCCAGGTGGCCGTTCTGCTGGTAATACTGGTCCACCAAAGAAAACTCCTCATTGTCCATTTCAGCCATCGACTGAAAGCTGAACTTAACTGAGCCGTCTTTGACCCTTGAGAACGATTTTAAGGTAGCTGGTACTAGCAGAATCTTCATCTTAAACCTCTAACAGTTCTGTTGTTCCGCGAACCTTGTTTAAGATGCTTCGCAGCCTATCGTTTTGGCTAGAAATCATCTGGACCATAACAGAGCTAGTATCTTGTACTGCTTTCGTTTCGTGATCTCTAAGACCAGGCTCAGTACGTTCATTTATTTGCTTACTAACAGGTCGTACCCTTTTGCCTAAGACATCAACAGCGTGGTCGAGTTCCTCTAAAAGTGATTGATTCCTTGATATAACTGAGGCTAGTTGTGATTCTTCTCTCACGCTATCAGCGCGTTCTGGCATATCTTCCATTTTATTCCTCTTCTACCTTAAAGGTATGTGCAACCTCACGGCTAACACCATTATGTTCAACTTCTTCTAACTCAATATGCTCACCAGAGTTAATCAGCTTTTCCTTATCTGATTCGTCCCAGGGCATAAGTGCTAGCATTTCTTCGAGTTCCTCTTTGGTGTCGAACTCCATAACACTGATTGACGTAAATTTGTAGCTCATATTACGCCTTCTTGAGCGAGACAAATCCGTTGCGTGGATTCTCAACAACTACACGGTCAAGTGGTAGGCTGCACATCTCAGGACGGCCACCGTCTTTGCTGAAGTAGTAGATTCGCTGAACCTTGGCACCACGAAGGGTAACGTCTTTACAGTTTAGGAAGTAAGTTACTCCCTTGCTGTTAGTGTGTGTGTACTGTGATTGTGTCTGTCCGTCCATAATATTTTCCTCCAAGGAAATTAGATTTACTCTTCCGTTTCTGGGCCATCATCTAGTAGTGACATTTGTGGGTCTTCTACGTCGATGTTTTCTAGGAATCTAGCAATATCATCATCACTAGCAAATGTAAGTTTGTCATTACTGTAACCAACTTTTACGTTGATCGTTACCTTGCGCTCGTAACGCACAATTCCATTGTCTTCCTCGAACTCTGGCTTATTTTGTACTGTAATCTTTACACGAGAGTTTGGCTCGTAGACGATTTTCTCGGTTAATTGTTTCTTCATACTCATCCCCTAAAAAGGCACATCGCTTAAATTGATTTTTCCTTGTTCTGGCTCTGCTGCCTTGGGAGCCTCGGCCTCCGCTGGTTCTTCAGCTGGCGCGTCACTGGCATCATCGGCTACAGGCTCATCTTCAATTTCCTCAAGCTCATCAGCAGAGGTAGCATATCCGTCGTCCTCAGCAGGACGCTGTGCAAGGTAGGTGTCTAGGTAAACTTGCAACTGCTCGTCTAACTTATCAGCTTCGGCATTAGTGGCATCAGAAACATTCTGACCCTCAAATACTGGTGAGAAGTAGTAGTTGGAACCCTTCTTCTCTAGCTTAGGCTCGTCAGTAATGAATACCGCGCACTTGTCAACATTAAACTTCTTCTGGAACTCAATCCAAGCACTAAGCGCTGAACCAGCGATCTTAATGTGACCGATGATTAGTTCGTTGGTGTCGTCCTTGAAAGCAATGTAGACACTCTGAGTATACTTAGCACCAATACTCTTGATCTGGTCTTTAATCTGGTCGTAAGTACCCTTAGCTTTGATACCTGACTTAGTACGGACTACAAGAATTTCGTTCTTTAGGTTGCGTACTTCGTTGCTCCAGAAGCCAGATTTCTCTGATTCGTTAAAGCCTGTGATGGTGTGGAGTGTATCAAGCACCAAGAATGAAAACGGAAGGCCAACTTCAATGTCGATGCCATTTTCCTTGTCGTAGTAAGTAAGCTTGCCACCTTCGTAGCGTTCAGTTTTCTTGCCGTTTACGGTTTCTGCTATCTTTTCTGCTCCACCTTTCCACTGTAGGAAACGGGTTGCTGGGTTCTTTGCTGTTGGTCGTGAACGTGACATTATTCTTTTACCTCCTTCAAGGTTACTGTTATGTGAACTTGGCTCTCTTCATCGTAATCCTCGAAAGCTCCGACACCTACTAGAGCTGATTTAGCATCAAATGAGATTGGTGCTTGGTCTTTGATGTAGTGTTCGCGTTCTTCGGCTGTATCGAAATACTCACGCTGTACTGCTTCAATATAGAACTTTCCGTGTTTTTGGTCTGACATATTAGAACTCCTCCTTCATAGGGTCTACTTGTGGCTCTGCGTGTTTCAGCAAAAGCCCTTTACTTTTATCTGCCAAGCGGTAACACAAGATTACTGCTTTGGCCCAGTCAATACATTCCTCAACGGTTAGGTCGAGTTCGCTGGCATAAATAAGTGAGAAACCACCATCCTTACGAGCTGAGACAGTCAGTAGGTCGTCAGCGGGTGGGAAGCCCATTTCACGACGCATAAGCTCGTATATGGCTAGCTGGATGAAATAGCTGTAGTAAACACCTTCTGGCGCTGCTGCTTCTTTTGATGCGCTAGCGTTTGAGGTTTTCCAGTCGGCTGTGATTCGGAGTTCTTCCTTCTCAAATAGTTCTGGCTTTGGGTGGTACTCACGCTTAATGCTGAGGTCACCATCATATGTACCACAGACGTTGTACTCCAAAGAATAGAGAATATCTTCTGCTGAGTGCAATGTAGGAGTAGCAGTCATCCACCATTTCTGGAACTGTAGGAAAGCGGTCTTAGCCATTTCAACTTCGAGTGGTGCTTCTTCCCAGGCTTTGTCGCGGAGTTCTTCAGTCTCAAAAGCTGATTCTTTGATGGTCCAGTTGTAGTTTTCTGCAATATCGAACTCTTCACCTTTGATGAAATGCTCAATAGCATCGTGAACTACAGAACCAATATCAGCACCCTTTTTCTGCTTGCGCTGCCAGGCATCGTTCGCAGACTTGATGATAGCAATTGATTCTTCCTGAGTAAGTGGCTTCAGTTTGCCATCTTCCCAGAGCGTACCAACGCCCTTAGAAAAGCCAGTCATCTGATCACCATTGTCGTTCTTAAAGTCGTAGAAACCGAATAGTTCGCGGATTGCTAGACCCTTCGGCCATTGCATCAGACCTTTTTTCTCTAGGGTGTCACCAAGTAAAGTGGTCGTACCTTTAGGGTAGATAACCTTACTCCACGCTTTCGGGTCGTCAGGTGATAGGTCCCAGTTAATGCGAGTGCGAGCGTAGTAGCGGTGCGCCTTATCTTTATAATCGAGCTTGATTTTACCATCGTACAAAACTTTTGTTATGTCCTTAAATGCCATTACTTAACTCCCTTTCCAAAGGTTTCTGTACTAATTATTAAAACAGTCTCATCATCTAAATGTAGTGACAGAACACGGAGTTCAGAATCGTAGGCAACTTTTTCAATTTTAGTGCCAACTAACCAAGTTCTCAACTCTTTTAAGTTTTTCATACCGCTCCTTACTTCGTTATTACATTCACATTAGCAAACAATAGGTTACTTGTCAAGGGGTTTTTCCTGAATGACAAAATTGTTCTTATCACACTTTGGGTCAGCGAAGACCTCCATACCAAATAGCTCACCAATTCTAGTGCGCTCCTGAAATGAATCAGTAGGCATAATCAGGACGAATAAAACGCCCTCTGCCATATCTGCGAGCTTTTTACTAGCCTCCTGAATCTGGTCAATGCCAGAGAAACTGAAGACTGGGCCACCTTCGATATTCGTGAGGTACGCACCACCCTGAAAGTTTATTCTGAAAACTTTAGAGTGCTGATATAGGTTCTGAACAACCGCGTTCATAATCTGCATATCTTCTGGTGCAATGAACTCTGGTGTGCCTTGGCCTAAGTCAATTGTCTGCATCAAATTACGCCAATCAATGCGTTACGTCTTGCTATTTCACGATCTAAAGCTGCCACAAAAGCATCGAGTTTCTTGACTTCGCGCCAAAAACGAAGGATGAAAACATTATCATTGTCTGAATAGTTGATGTCTATGTTGCTAGGAATTTCTATTCTCTGAGCAACACCAGCGCACTCTTGAAGTTGCTTGCCATAGATCGCATACATCTTCTGGATGTCGCCCCAAGACCAAGAACTCAAAATTCTATTTTGTTTCTTCTGGTTCGATAAGTGTTCCATCGCTAAGATACCTGTCCTTTCGTTCTTCATATTTTTGCTTGCCCTGCGGAGTTGCTTCCGTAGAGACAGGTACTTCACAATCTGTGCAATATGGAACCCCGTATTCTTTTACGGCTTCCTCGGTCGCGTCAACATTATGGCGGTAGTGGCTCACAACAGAGTTCTTTTCGTGAAGTTCAACGTGCTTGGCCCAGTAGCGACCTTTTGATACTTTGGTGATTTCTAGCACAACAGGGTTTCCATTCGTGCCGAACGTAAGCACCTTCCCGACCTTAATCTTCATCAGCTTAAAGTTTGCTGGTGTGTACCGCTCCTTCAGCTGATTTATGATGTCCGTGATTTCTTCAACTTGTTCTGCCATTTTTTATGCTCCTTACTGCGTTATATTCAATCTAGCAAACAATAAGCCATTTGTCAAGTACTTTGTTTCTGGTTGTGTATAACCTAAAATAGTACTTGTGATGCCCCAGACGATTGCTCCTTACTTTCAACTGGGGCATCCGCTATTATTTCTAACTGTTTAGCACCTGGAAATACTTCTTGAACCCGTTCAACATCATCCATTTCTTCCCAGGTTTTTTCTGGTGGCAATTTCAACGCCTGGGCAGGGAATAATTCCTCAAAACAGTAGTTATTAACAGCTTCATACCCTTCAGCGACTAGAAAATCGCCCCAGTCTTTGTATTTCTTTGGCGGTTGTTTCACGCGGTAGCTGCAAACTGCGTCTAGGGCATCGCGTAATTTATCCCCTGCTGCGTCATTGTCGCCCGCGTAGACGAGCTTTATGCCATTTTGTGAACACCAACCCGCCATTGCCTTTACAAGCTCTCCTGACGCAGCTGAGGGGGCTGCAATCCACGGCACAGCTACATAATCGAGTACCGCAGCATCCGAAGCTCCCTCCACCAAAAATAACGGAGAATTGCTAGGGTCAAGGTTCCAAGTGCCGTACATAGTGGGTTTCGCATCTTTCCAGAAGTTGAAACGTGGCCCCGTGCCTAGGTTGCGCCACTGAGCAAATGGTATGCTCGTGCGACTACGACTAAAGTACGGAATGAAATACCTATGGTTTTGGTCATCGTAGCGCCAGCCAAGGTCGTGTAGTACATCAATCGGTATACCCTTAAACTCGTGGTCTTGTGGGATTTCAGGTAACGATTCCCAGAAGCTCATCAAGTCAACTTCGATGTATTTATGCTCGCTCATAGGTCGTGGACTTTCACTTCGTTTACTCCTGTTATTTTGTACCCCGCTATTACCCCCGCTATGTGGTCTGAGTTCTGGGAACGCTTTCGTGATGTGGAAACGGCCACATCCCGCGTGACAGTTGACGAACCAATCGTCCTTATAAATCTGAACCGAAGGATTTTCGTCGTCGTGGGTAGGGCATTGAGAGAGTATGTATCGACTACCTCTCTTGAAACGCAAACCCGCGCCCTCCAAAGCCGAAAGCACATCGTTTTCGGTAAATGTATCATCTGGGAAATCTCCTTTATTCATTTCTTAGCTTTCTTCTTGAACTTAGCACTTTCTTTCTTGGCCCAGTCGGGATTCAGAGTTCGTTGTGAGCGTACTGTCTGTTGCAATAATTTACCGCCACACTTACAAACTCGTTCATCTTTTTGGTCATCAAAATTAGTCCACTCAAAACAGGCTCCACACATACCCGTGAGCTTATATCGCTCCTCTGAAGTAGTCTGGTCCATCTCGTCAGTGGTCATCCCTCTAACCCCACTTCCGTGACTAACATTCCTAACATACGTTTTGCGACCTCTACGGCCCGTTCAGCATTTTCTAGCTGATCTTCCCAATGCTCCCGCTGTTCTGGGGTAAGTTCTGATGGTACAGGTAAGTAGTAAATTTCAGCACTCACGATGTTGGCTCCAGTCTACTATCTACCATTTTCATTGAATACGGGAACCCTGGTTTTTTCGTAAACCTAGATTTACGAAGCTCTAAGTTGATACAGTCGGCCATATTTTTTGTCTCACTTACTTCAATTACTTTAGTTGCTGCCTGTGCAATTGCACCAGAACCGACAATCTGATTCATCCCCTTAGCTCCATTCGCTTTATTAACGTGGCTCACTAGGATGATGGTCTTCTTCACTCGCTTCATCAAAAAGTTTAGTTTACGCATAAAGACACGTTGAGCGATATATTCATTTTCGCCTTTTATCATTTCAGCGTTCTCAAATGCAAACTGTAAGTGGTCGAGCAAAATTAGGTCGATGCCTGACTCAAACCACTCTTCGATGTAGGTAAGTAGGTCGTCTAGTGTCCACGACTTTGTAAGCTCATCTTCTGGTAAACAACGCACTATCTGTTCTTTATTGGCCCTGATGTACTCATTGTGGCTCAGAATTTCTGAGAACCTATTACTCACATCGGCCATATCATCTTCCAGAACTAGAAGCCCAGTTTTTACACCCTTACGGATTGCTGGTGCTATAAAGTTTAATGCTACTGTAGATTTACCAACACCCGTCGGCCCATAGAGCAAAACAATTTCGTACCCATCTTTACGACCAAAACCTCCAAACATATAAGCATCTAAAACAGAGTGTCCTGTGCTGTATAAATCAGTACGACCCCACGACTTTTTCAGCTCTTGAGCTTTCTTGTAGAAATCACCCAAGTAAACTTCCTGTTTAGAGAGTCCCATTAGCTTTCATACCTTCTGCGAACCATTTCGTCTTGGTTCTCTATGGTGACTATTGGCCTGTCGCCTACTGTGTCCTTACCAATTGCCAAAAACTTATCAATGGTAGTTGCACGAATTAAATAATCAATCTTAAACTCTTTTAGTCGTTCAGAGTGCCAGTCGTCCACGACGAGGGCGCGGAGGGCGGTTTCTATCTCCACCAGAGAAAACGCATCTAGGGTCTTCTTTACACCCCGCTCTGGCAGGGTGCGGAAGTTGCGACCTGTAACTTTATTCACCAAAGTCAAAAGTTGATTCTGTAACTCCACAATAGAGTTATTATTAGTTTGTTTATTATGTTTCTGCTTTTCCAGAAGGGGTCCTTCTGCTTTTGCGTAAGGGTTGACAATTAGCTCAATTCCTCGTAAACCTCCATTTATTACTTTGGTGCGGATGAAACCTTTGGTTTCGAGTTGCTTCACCCACACACTAATGCGTGTTGGTTGAACATTGTATAACTCAGCAAAGTATTTATTAGTAGCCCAGCATACACCGCTTATATTTGCTAGTGATGATATTTCTGCGTACAGAAGTTTTGAGCTTGCACTAATATCTGGGTCGTACCTAACGATAGCAGGAATAACCCCGTAGTAGTTAGGTCGCTCTAGTGGATTGTCTTTTGACATATTTTTACCCTCTCTTGTGACCTTGACAGGCTAGAGGGACTATAGTAGGCTTGAATTATTGAAGCCTAGAAAGTCCTTGTTGCTGCAAGGGCTTTTTAATTTGTTGATGTTTGATTATTGAAGCCAAACATTAGCCCCATCATACCACCAACATTATTGAAAAGTACAGACGCTACATATAGCGTACAAACCAGCCAAGGACACCCAAGGCTACTAAAAACACTAGGACCGTAGCTGCTATCATAATCGCGCACCATACGATGCCAATTACAATCTCAGCCACTACTGTAAAAAATCCTTTAAGCATTTTCGCTAATCCTCCTCTGCAAAATATCAGCAGTTTCTTTTGGTGTGTGGTCCGCGACCACCAACCCTTTAATTCGCCTCTTCTTCATCACTTCAGGTGAACCAAGATACTGTCCCTGCTCTTGCAGTTTAGCTCTAGTACGCCTGATGCTCTCAAAATTAACTGTCCGCAGCAAATCCATCTGAACAGCCGTAAGCTGCATCCCCAAATGAATCTGCATAAACTGAATCAGCAATTCTTTATCACTGTCGCGGGGCGTAACCCCAGTCATTCGCGATGGCCTGTTCTCTTCTAGCAACTCAACCACCTGATTGTAAACTTTAGTTTTTTTCACGTGAAATGTCCTTTCTGTCTATTTCAAAGGCTTCTTCGTTCTGGTAAATTTTTCCACCAGTAACTACACCCGAAAGGGTAAAGCCCTGTTTGAGCATAGCTTCAGCATTTTCGCGTGACCACGGAACGTTTTTCCAGCTATCACCGTGTTCAACCAGATGCTCTATCAGCTCTTCTGGTGTCGCAAATGGTGGTGATAGTGGGGTTCCTTCTGAAACTGTTTCAAACAATTGATACCAGGGACCGCTTGGCATATAGTTTTCTGGGTTAGCTGGTAGCATCTGGTTGTCTTCGTTCAGATAGTCAAATACTTCTTGCACATCGGTGTAGGTCGTATCGTATATTTTCGTTTTGCCTTTTTCAATTACCTCTGTCATACACTTTATGAACTGGTCTACGTCTTCTTTCCAATACTTGAGGTAACCCACATAATCATCACTTAGTGGAATGTAGTCCTCCCCCCAAGCCTGTTGCTTTTTTGGGTGGTTCCAATTTTTCGGTACTCGTCTAATTTCTCGTCCCATTACTTTAATCCTTTCTTCTTTACTTTAAAACTATAAACCTCAACATTGTCCATACGGCCAATCTCGGTCCAAACTTCGTCACGAAATCCGTTGTACTCTTTCTGCACACGAATCGTTTCAACACGGCCTAATCGCTCGACTACCCCAACTAGGTCATACACTTGTAGCACTTTATTCGGTGCATCAGGGTCAAGACGAACACCACGGCCAATAATCTGATAGTACAGGCTCAGGCTCATAGTTGGCCGTGCCATCACGATACAATCTAGCTCAGGGGCATCGAACCCAGTTGTAAGCACCCCAACATTGAACAGGTGCTTCACTCTTCCTTTTCTGAAGTCTCGTAGCAATTGCTCTCTTTCGGCCAGTGGCGTTGTCCCCGACACCATCGCAGAAACAATTCCTTTTGCTTTGGTGCGTTCCATCGCTTTACGCGCTTGCGCCAATGAATAACAGAAGATCAGTGTTCGCTTGTTATTTTTATCTGAATACTGAACCGCTTGTACAATACGGTCCAATCGACTAGCTTTTTCTGTCCATTCTTCCATACTTTTTGCTGTAAAGTCAGCACCCGTACTATTCACCACCAGTTCAGCCCAGTCGCTCGGCTCGATATAGTACTTAATCGGACACAAATAACCCCGCTCGATCAGGTCAGCGGTTTCAATCTTGTACAATATTTTTCTGAAGAATGGTGACACACTGATACGGTTAATCATCTTCAGGCTAGCGTTAGCGTATAGGTTGCCGTATTTGTCCTTCTTCCATAAGGTGTCTAGTCGATATGGCGTGGCCGTCAAGCCACAAACGTGTTGACAATCAATAGCTTTCAGAAATGTCGTCAGCATCCCGCTCAAGTTCTTCGGGTTGACCCCGTGGCACTCATCAATCAGCACATACTTAAAGTGCTTAAACTGTTCAGGTTTCTTGTAAATTGAACCAATAGTTGCGAAGGTAAATTTTGCAATTTCTTTTCGGCCCTTACTAGCGGAATAAATACCCGCGTCGATTGTCTGGTCATAGCTCAATAACTTTTGATAATTCTGCTCTAAAATTTCCTTGCTCGGTTGCAAAATCAGAATCGGCTCGTCGATCTTGTGGCAAATATCAGCGATAATCAAACTCTTGCCCGCTCCAGTCGCAGCCTGAATTATAAACGGGTGTTTCTCTTTTCGGAGTGCAGCAACAGCTATATCGCTGGCCTCCTGTTGGTAGTCGCGTAGTTTATACATTATCGTATCTTCCAAAATCTCTTCTTCTTTGGCGGTGCAATCGGTACGAGAAAATCCCTAGCTCCCGCCAATTGAAAATCTTGCACTACTCCGCCCGCTTCTTCTAGCGTTTTCAGGCCAGTACGACGTTGTAGTATCAATTCAATCTTACGAACTACTGGTAAGTTACTCATCAGCTTATTGCAAGGCTCACAGAGTAAACACAAATTATTCTCGTTGTCTGTACCACCGTGCGAAAAGCTCAGAATATGCTCAATTGTAAGCTCATCAAATCCAAGTTTTGCAAGGCAAGCGAAACACTTTTTACCGTCCCGTGCTGCTAATTTAGCTTTCTTCTGTTTTAACACTTGTCGCTTACGGTCTACTGCCTTCCACGACTTGTTATTCTTGTAAGCGGTGTAAGCTTTATCTGATTCTCCTGTAAAGGTCAAATTGCCGTGCTTATTCGTGTAAATGACTGAAGTGCCATTTATAGTCCTGAAGCGTACCACTTCCCACTCATTCGTTGGTGCGAGTACTACCGCTCCCCGTTTACTTAGCCAAGTCTTGAATTTCTCAAAATTTACTTCTTTCATAACCATCCTTTTAT